GTTAATAATTTCGTCGATAGCAGATTCGATTTCTGGCATCAGAGAAAGATCTCTATATTTATTTATGAGTATTCTCTTATCAGAAGAAGAAAAATCAGTATTAAATGATGTATTTACGAATCCACCACTTGAAGTTACAATAGTAGCGTCGTCGTCTAACTGTGGAGGAACAGGAGAAAGTAAATCTTTCTCCTCTTCGGGTCCTCTTCTTTTAAATGAAAAACCAAAATAATCGAATAATGCCATGAATAATCCTTAGTTATTTTCTTTCAAAATTAACTGAAATCAGAAACACCAGCGGATTCCCACCAGTCATATTGTAAAGTTACTGTAAATTCTTCGATAGTATCATTGGATTCCCAAGACACATCGATAGGAGAAATATCCGTAGGAAACATCCCTACGAATTTGTATTCTTTTACAACAGCACCTTGTTTGCTATATTGTGTTACGAAAGCTAGTGGTGCTTTGTATCCTAAATCTACCTTAGTATTCTGAACATGTTGGTTGATTGTGCTCATCCAGAGTTCGAATCCATTTCTCACTCTGAAATTTTCTTCGTTGATCACTGTAACAGTCCACTCTGCGAATGTTTGATCGCCGTGTACTTTAATTTTTCTACCGAAATAAGGAACTTCAACTACACCTAATGTCTTACCAGGTAATTGCGCCGCTTTGCAATGAAATGTGAAATCGTTTTCGGCAAAAGGTAAACCGAATACCTTTGCTTCGAATAGAGTTGGTCTAGCTCCTTCAAGACTAAACGCACCCTTGAATCTATCTAATGTGAATGCCATATCTTATTAAATCCTTTATTCTTATTTATTCGTTAGAAATGGGAGGATTGCTCCTCCCATTATTAGAATTGACCAATAATCTCAGAAAATTCCACGCCTGTTCTGACGGCAACGAAATTTAGTTGAATGAAATTAATAGATCTTGCTGGTTTAATGTAAATATCACCAACGAACGAATTAGAATCAATTACCTGAGGTGTGTTGTTTGTTGTGTCGCAAACAACCTTGAAATCAGTAATTCCTCTTCTACCTTGTACGTCTCGTAAGAATGGTTCTACTAATCCAACGAATTGTGCTCTTGTGAATTCGTCGTTTAATTCGAATAAAGAGAACTTAGAAGCAGTAGAAATCGATTTCTTAAGAACATTGAATAATCTACGGACATTAATTCTATCAAAAGCTGATGGCTTAGAAAGAAGTGTCTTGTCGCCGAATAACACGGTTCCTTGACCAGGGAAAGTGACTACTGGATTAATCCCGATCTTGAATAGATCGTCTCTATTAGCTTTACTTGGATTAAACGCTAATTTAACGACATTCTTTAGATTTCCTCTATTGAAACCTGCTGGCGAGAACCAAGGATCGTTAGTTGCGTCTGTTCTGGCACATAGACCAGCAATATCTGCATTTAGAGGAACCCAGCGGAAAACGTCATTATACTTATCGTATTGATATTTCCAACCAGAATCAACAACAGCATAAGAAGATGATGGTAGAGTATTTCTGAATGTTGTGATATCTGCTACTTCTTGTCCTTTATTATCTACAACCGAAACCTTAGTAGGAGATAAGAACACAACAGCGTCTCCTCTGTTCTCAGCAATAGATTGGACGAGATAAGTTCCAACTGTAGAATTAGCAGAAGCACCGATAATTAGGTTCACATCAATTGTTTCTGCGTCGGCGAATAGATCGTATCCAGCCTGGATTTCTCCATTGGAAAGAACATTAGCATCAACTCCGGCAGTTAACGAAGAAGTGATCGCTCCGCCTGGTACGGCATCATAAGCGCCAGCAGAAGAAGCAGTTGTACCCCAATCTGTTGTAGTTCTTGGATGATTGGTCCACCAAATATATCTGGATCTATTATTAATTACATTTGCGTAATAATTCGACTCGCCAGATTCCGTCTTAGCATCAGAAGCTTTCGAAACAAATTCGAATTTCTCTAATACAGAATTTTGTGTTCCTGTAAATTTACCGTCTTCATCGATAACGATAATATGTAACTCATCAAGCGATCCACCATTTTGGGATGCATATGTAGAAGTTCCTGGCGCAATACCAAAAGATGATGCGTAAGTCCAACCAGTGAATCCTGTTGAGTCACAAATAGACACTTTGAGCGAGTTACCTAACACACCTGGATACTTTGAGGTCCATGTTCCAGCAGCCGAATCAACACCAGAAATATAATTCTGTTGATAATCCTCTTCATTTTTAATTAAGATAGTATTTGCAGTTGAAGCTGTGATTACTGGTACTGTGGTGAATCCTGTAGCACCTGTAACAGTTACTGTTGGCGTTGTGGAATATCCTGTTCCAGCATCTGTTAGAGATACTGCACTAACAAGAACACCAGTCGCACCATATGCAAGTGTTGCTGTGCCTTGTGCACCAGAACCGCCGCCACCTGTGAATGTTAATGCAAATGTTCCTGGGGCCATAGCATTAGAAACACCAGCAGTAACAATAGTTAAACCAGAGATACCTGAAGCACCATTAGTTGCATTTCTAGCTGCGGATCCTACATTTCTAACTACTCGTAGTGCATTTGAGTAGCTTAAAAAATTTGCTGCTGAAAAGAAAGTGTCAGCAACGTCGTTATTTGGTTTGTTGAATGTATCTACTAGTTCTACTTCTGAAGAAATAGTTCTAACTTCTAGAACTGGTCCCCACTGAAAAGCACCAGCAATTGCACCGATTGATGTTGCAACTCCAGGTACTGTAGTTGTCAAATCGATCTCAGATACATTCACTCCTGGCGATAAATTAATAGCCATTATGTTTCTCCTAATTAGAGTTAAATTATTCTTTCGAATATGGAATTCTAATTATATTTATAAAAACAGAAATCTTGAGATTACAGTAACCAAGAATTATCTGTGTATTCTGATTCATTACCGTCTGTTATTCCTGCAAAAGAGTAAATCTCTTCTTCAATATTCTCTTGCTTTTCTAAAAAAGATCTTCTGAGATCGGAATTAGTAATTTCTTTAAAGAAAGATTCGTTCGTTGCCCAAGAAAATAACAACAAAGCCATGACTAGATCGTCATGTTTTCCAGATTCACCAGACCAAGATCCAGATTTATTGATGAAAGAATATAATTCTTGAACCATATCTTCAGTAAAATTAATTAATCTATCTTCCTCGATAAGTGTTTTAAGAATCGAAGCACCTAATCTTTTAACACCAGTTGTCATCTCGACACCAATTTTATTCGATTTGGTGAAAGAATTCCTAAGTTCTTGTCCACGTTTCCCTGTAATTGTGGTGAATATATTTTCATATTCTAAATCCCAATAACAAGATTCCGCAACAGTTTGGCCGACAGTATTTCTTTCAATTAGAAGGAATGCGTTATTATAACTTTTAGCAAGATCAACGATAATATTCGGAAGCATTATTGGTCTTGTGGTATTATCTTTAAATCTTGCAACAATCTTGTAAGGAATAGTGGTTGTATCTATCACAACAGCAACAGAGTAATCATTTTCTACTCCTCTTGATGAGTCGACAGTTACAACATAATTATGATTTTGTAAAGATTTTTCCAGAACGACTAATGAATCAGTCTGTTTAATAGGGACTTCCCAAGTAAGAGATTGTAATTTGTGTCCTGATATTAGTGTGTTAGAAGAGCCTAGGAATTCGTTTCCATATTCCTGTCGAAAACCATAGTCTCCAAGAATTTCTAATTGTGTTTTTTTCCAATTTTCGTCTCTACCAGGAACCATATCCCATGTAATTTCGTATGGAACAAATTCGCTTCTGTTTTCTTCAGCATCTTTCCATAACTTATAATAATGATTCATTCCATTAGGTGTCGAAGTTACTATGAATTTAGAATCAGTTCCTGACGAAATTGTCGGGAACGTCGATTTAAAGAATTCTTCTGCATTATCGATGAATCCATACTCGTCACAATACACACAATTATGTGAAACAATTCCATTTGTAATATATGAATTAGTTTCTTCTACATTCAATAGATCGTACACTTCTTCATCAGGAACATTCTCAATAGAAATTACTCCTTTGTTTGGATAAATCGAATCGCCCGATTTTAAATATTGTGCTTCGATAAATTCTCCAGTATCCAACATAATTCTATGATCCGGTGTACACTTTAAGAATTCACCTGTATCCAAAGAAATCTTAATCAAATCAGAAACAATTCCTCTAGATATAATACCATCAAAATCACGAAATCCTAGTTGAGTCAAGACTTTGAATTTTCTGGTTGAATCTGATATCAAATCTACACACTCTGAAATCGGAATGAGAAAAAATTCATCAGTCAATTCATCATATAATCTTATTTTCGTGTCACCAGTAACACAATTTGGAGATCTGCCTCTTATGGAATCAGTCGATGTTGCGGCAGTAAAAATTTGAGAATTGTTTCCGAATTCTAGAGATCCTTTATTAAGGACATCGACTCCTGGTTGGAGAAAAAATGGAAGATTCTCGAGCGCAAGTGTTATTCTAGATAGAATTTCTCTCGCTGTAGCTGCTTTATTTGCCAGAATAGCAACAGTCTTATCGCTGTTGAAAATTGCATACCAAAGTAGAAATGCAGCTACAGTTGTAGTCTTAGCTGCTTGTCTAGCTGCCAATATAATCGAGAATCTATTTGTCCAAAGAGATAGAATTAATTCTTTCTGATATTCTCTTAGTGTAAGAGGTATCAATCCTTTATCGAGAGAAATAATTTTAACATAATTTTCGATAAAATAGATTGGATCAGAAGAACATTTAACATATTCACTAATTTGTTCTGGAGTGTAATTTTCAGATAGATTAGTTCTTTTTATTTTTGGATTTAGATAATAAGTTCTATCACTCATTACTATTCTTTATTACCTTTCAAAAATTTTTGTAATTCTGCTGTCGATCCTATGAATAGATTATTTTGAGTATTATTCTGGACCTCAGGTTTAGATTTCGTCTCTTTTATAGTGATATCTGCGAGCGATTTAGCTACATCAGCCGTTGTCTTGATTAAATTAGAAACAACTTCGTATGCTCTTGGAGATTCAGAAGCTTTGGCGAATTCAAGAAGATTATCTAAAGCATCTTGAGATTTATCAAGTAATTCATGATGTATCTTCTTGACCTTTTCGATATCTTGATTAGTCTCTTCCTGTACAACTAATTCTTGTTTTTGTGTAGGTTCTATATCGAATATTTGATTTAACTTATCGTCTATCATCTAAATCACATTTTATGAAGTCCACGGTGCTGGTTTTGTGACAACTGGTGGATTTTTAATCATTTCCATCTGAGCTGCCAATGATGCATCATAATTATCGACTGTTTCTTGCGTTAGAGCAGCGACAGTCCAGTTGATGAAATCTTGTTTGGTTAGATTGTCGAAATCTGTGAAATTATCTGGATCCGGACTTTCTAAAGATAGTGATCCATAAACATCAACATAATGTTCACCGTCTTGCAATCCTCTTCTCCATTCATAAGAAACCACTACATTTTCGAGTGATTCTGCCACTGGTTTCACTTTGATTCCAACAAAATTCCATACATATTCTGAGTTCATATATTTTATCCTTTCAATTTATTTATCTCTTCTGCGAGTTGTTTGTTTTGTTCGGAAAGTTCTTGAACAGCTTTGACTAGTAAAGGAATCAACTTGACATCGGCCATGCCGTAGAATTCTTCGACCGATCCGTCTTCTCGATTTAACTCGTTGCGCTTGATAACCGTTTCTGAGTACAGAGTGTCCGCAAGGACTTCTTTAACTTCCTGGGCGATAAAACCAACCTGAGTGCCTTGATGGAAATTGTGAATATCATGTTTCTTCCAATCAAAAGTGACAGGGTTTAGTTTACCAACTAGATCCAATCCAGATTGCAATGGAACAATATTCTGCTTGTATCGGCCATCTGACGTAGCAATAGTTGCATTGGTAGCGAAGATTTGACTGTTAACTTGAAGATTATAGGCGCCATTCGATGACGAATAACCAATCAAAACGTATCCGTCAGAGTTGATACGCATTCTTTCGGTGATATTTCCACCGTTTGCACGAGTACCAAAGGCCAAATAAGTCGCATAATTTCCATCGGTTGCATTTTCTTTTGCACCCTTGATAATAGCAAATTGAGCAAAACTTGTTCCGGTGTATCTACCACCAAGTCCAATCGTGGCTCCCACATCTGCACCTAAGGTAGAGTTTGAATGCACGTTGAAAATAGCAGCATTACCACCAATTCCGAAAGCATAATTTGGACCTACAACAGTGGCTCCCACGTCGATAGTATCGCCACCAGTGTTGAGTGTACCACTAGTTAATACCGTGAATTTATTAGCTGGACTCGCCGTGCCAATACCCACGTTGCCGTTAGCATCGATACGCATACGCTCTGATCGACTAGTAGCACCAGTTGCAGTAGTATCAAATGTAATATAAGATCCTCTAGCAGATTCTGTTTGATTTTCGGCGCAAAATATGTTAATAGACCCGTGATTATTCGCAGTTGTGCCACCATAACTACTACCAATTAAGGCCATAGTTCTATCACCAGATTGAGTTGCAGTGGGAGAACTAATCGTGCCTCTTGCAGCAAATCCAATCATACCAGCTCTAACATCTGAAGACCCGTAACTAGTTGTGTATATTCCGGGAGCACTAGATCCGGATACACATTCAAATCTAGATTTTGGACTAGCAGTCCCGATACCTATATCACCAGTCCAGAGGATACGCATGCGCTCTGTTAAGGCAGTGTCCCCAGTAGCAGCACGGGTACTGAACGCCAAATCTCCAACAGGCCCAGTTCCGTTTGTGAGTAGTCCTTTAATAGCTGCAAATGCAAAATTACCAGTACCATTGGCTGCCGAGAAAAGAACAGAGCCACCGTTTCCACCAGCAGCACCACTGTCAAACAGCATAATCGAACCACCTTTATCGCCACTATTCGTAATAGCAGCAGTAGTTTGATTAGCTCCGTAGACTTCTAATTGATGACCAGGATTTAAGGTTCCAATACCCACGTTACCACCAGATGCAAAATACACCCGATTCACCGCCGCCGCATTGGATCTTTCTAAGAATGCTAATCCATTTGTAGACCCAGTTCCGCTTGCGTCTTGGTTAGAAAATTCCCACCAATAAGCAGGATTAGTTGTGTACAGAGAGATAAAATTTCGATTATTGCTAGCGTCCGTCCTGCCCTGGAATCTAGCAACTTCGTTAGACACCTGACCAACAACATGCAACGGAGTTGCTGGATTATTTGTTCCAATGCCCACGTTGCCAGTGCCGCTGGGATTCAAGTGAATTCCACCATTACACACCAACTGCAAATTGTTGGTAAACCCAGTTCCTGAATAGTTCCCCATGCCGATAGCAGCAGCGCCTTGACTGGTTGTAAACAGCAGATAGGCCGGATTAGTGCTTGAGTGTTCAATTTTAACGTACACATCAGGTGATGTGGATTTGTACACATGCAACAGACTCGATGGGCTCGCCGTTCCAATGCCAACTTCACCAGTTGAGAGGAAACGCATCCGCTCAGTTAAGCTGGCGTCTCCAACAGCAGCACGAGTACTAAATGCCAGATCACCTGTAGTGTTTGTGCTGCCGCTTGTGAGCAACCCCTTGAATGCAGCAAAAAAGCCCTGATTGGCTCCAAAAACAACTGCGCCGCCATTGCCACCAGCGGCACCGCTGTCTTGCACTTGAATAGAACCGCCCTGACCAGCAGAAGTGGACATGGCTGCTGTGGTCTGACCAGCACCCAGTATGTGAAGTTTTGCACCTGGACTCGACGTTCCAATACCAACCCTATCATTTGCTGAATCAACATATAATGTGTTAGTATCAACTGTTAAAGCAGCAGCAGTAACTCTGGTTCCATCAAAAGTTAGATTTGCGGAACCTGCTGTTGTTCCACCTGAATTATAGAGAATTTGTGTATCAGAACCACCAGTTGGACCTGTGGCACCAGTTAATCCTGTTGAACCAAATTGTCCTGTTGCACCTTGACCTGTGGCACCAGTTAATCCAGTTGAACCGATGAATCCAGTTGAACCGATGAATCCTGTTGAACCGATGAATCCTGTTGAACCTAAGAATCCTGTCGATCCTATTATTCCACCACCAATCTCTATAAAATTGTATTCTAAAGAATGTGTTTGTGCTGGAAGAGGATATGAAGTTAAATCTATAAATTTAAATAGAAGATGAGAATATCCTTGACCTAAATCTGTAATATTAACTGATATTCCAAGAGAAGCATTTAGATCAGAATTAGATAATTTAATCCGGTTCTCATCTACTCTGATTACATAATAAGTTTGCCAGGATACTAATCCACCAATATCAGTTCCTCCATTAGAAGAATAGATAACTCTATCACCAGTAGAAAAATTATGAGTGTCTACATAGATAGTATCTTCATCGATCTGAATTAGATCTTCGAAAGAACTTAGAAAAAATTTAATGCTATCAATACTAGATGTCAGATAGATTGTATCTGGAGTTTTCACCACAACATAATATTCGGATCCATCTGTTAATCCAATATTATATGGAGTGGGATCTGAACCGTTCTGATATCTTGCAATGTCACCTGTTACCAAATTATGTGTTGGTATGAATATAGATGAATTAGATATAATATCTGAAGTTGTGGCGAAATTAAATGTAGTCATGTTAAATTAATTCAGACCATCCCAATAGAGTGGCAACTTTTGTATTATTACCAAAAGAAGTTAATGCTAGTGTGAGTACATCAGATACTCCTGTTATAGATTTAGAAGTATCTACTACTGTTCTTCCTAATTG